TCAACGTAAAAGTGACGGCATAAAAACCGAAAGCTTGGGTGAAGCTAGTATTTCCTGGGAGGAGCATTTAACTCCTGACATTGCCTCTATTCTTTCTCGCTACAAAATGTATTCAATATGAGATTTGCGTTTAACAAAACACTATTGGTTTCCCGGCTTGTAAGCACTCCGGATAAAAAGAAGGAGAGTTATGAGCTCCTTGGAGAAATTCAGGGCTCAATTATGTCAATCAAAGCCGAGGATACGCTTTTAAGCGAGGGCAATCCGGCCGATATGCTTAAGCTCTACACGGAAAGCCATTCAGATATCAAGGAAACGGACAAATTGGAATGTGAGGGCGAAACCTATATCGTTAAAGCCATCCGCAAACTGGAAAGAGGCGCGCTAACCAGAATTGAAGCCATAATTTATAAGACAAATAATTGATATGCCGTTTGAAATAAAGATTGAAAATATAAACGAACTAAGGGAGGTATTCAGGATGTATCCGCTGGCCGCTAACCGCGAGATTCAGCGCGGTCTTCTGGACGCTGGCAAACTTATTTCCGGCCAGGAGAAAAGAGAATCGCCGGTCGGGGTGACCGCTCATTTAAGGCAGAGTATCGGTATCAGATTAAAAAGCGGGAGCGTGATTATTGTTCCCAAGAAAGAATACGCCGTTGCGGTACACGAAGGCACAAAACCGCATTATGTGTCGGTTAAAAGCAAAAGAGCGCCCCTACGCATCTGGGCGATCAAAAAAGGATTAAATCCTTATGCGGTACAGAAAAGCATAATGCGCAAAGGCACAAAGCCTAATCCGTTTGTAGACCGGACAATTGATAAAGTTAATTATCAGGTCAGGCGGATATTTGTCAGCGCTTTAGAACGCATAATCAAAAGCATATGAGAAGCCAAATATTGGATGCAATTTATAACAAGCTGGACAGTATTAATGATATTGCCCAGGTGTACAAATATAACAAAGGCGAATTTAATGAGTATCCGGTGGCCATAATTTTAGGCACGGAAAATGTAAAGGAGCGGATGAGTGTTAAAACGATTTTAAAGCACTATAAATTCAAAGTGCAGGTAATCCAGGAAGTAAACGAAGAAGCCCGCGGACAGGAAGACGGAGAAAATCTGCTAAACAGCTTAAGCGACCAGATAGACGAAGCGTTTGACAATGACGACACTCTGGGCGGAGTTTGCGATGATGTCCTGGTTTCCAGTTCATTTATCTGGGAAGATCGGGAACTTCTGATGCGGGTTCTGGAAATGGAAATAATCTGTAAAAAATTAATTCAAATAACATAATAATTTAATCGACAAAAATATGGCAGTCAAAAAATCTCAAATCGAAGACAAGTCCCTGCATTCTGGTAAGGAGCAGGAGGTTCCAAAAATGGAACACCAGGATAAAGAACAACCAGTCCGTAAAATGGAACACCAAAAAGAGTTTAATTATCCGGAGCATAACATTACCGTTAAGGCTAAAAGCAAAAAGGAGGCGGATAAAAAGCTAAACGAATTAATAAACTAAATAAGCAGAACATGCCGTTCTTGATTGTCGGCATGTTTTGAAATACAACAATATGACGGAATTAATAAAGCGCAAATTTAATATCGGCATCGGCAGAGAAACCGCCAGAGGGGTTAAGGTGGCGCCCAGCTACTGGCTAAAGCCTTTGTCTGAAGATATTAACGACAAAATCGAAGTAGCGGTCAGTGAGCGGGCTGTCGGTGTTATTGAGGACAGCGAGGATCAGGAAATCAGCAAGAAAATGAGCGGAGGCACGGTTACCGGCGAAGTGTTTGACGAGAGTTTTGGCCTGATTCTTCTGGCTACGCTTGGCCAGGTCGGGAGCGTAGAAACCGCGGACACTGGTGTATATGACCATGTTTTCGCGGTTCTGCAGTCAGCCAAGCACCCTACGCTCACGGTCGAGGTTAAAAGGGGCGATAATGAGCAAAAAGCCTATCCCAATTCGGTAATCGAAACATTTAAGCTGGATGCGGCCGTTAATCAGTATCTGAAATACGAGATTGCTTTGCGGGGCAAGGCCGGAGTAGTTGAGAGCAATGCGCCCGGCTACATTACCGAGAATTACTTTTTAGGCCAGCATATCAACGTTAAACTGGCAGATGACATGGCCGGACTGGGAGCGGCCAGTGCTATTGATGTTAAAAAGGTTGAAATTAATATCAATAAAAACATTGAGGATGACGACAAGCTGGGGAGTATTGAACCGGCGGATTTCTTAAATAAGCAGTTAACAATTGAAGGCTCAATTGAAATGAACTTTAAGGATACGGTTTTGATGGACTATGCCTTAAATGGCAACCAAAAAGCAATGCGGATTGAGATCGTCAATGGTGATGTTACGATCGGCGCGACCAGCAACCCCAGGCTGGTTATTGACTTAGCCAAAATTAAATTAAGAGAACCGCTTATTAGCGGTGATAATAACGAGATTGCCAAGGTAGCGGCCAGTTTCAAGGCTTTTTATTCAGCGAGTGACTCAAAAAGCATTGAAGCCACACTGACCAACCTTGTCGCAAGCTATTAAGCCTATGCCAGTGTTAAAAGACATAAGAGAAGTTAAAAACATAAAGCTTCCCAAAAGCGGAATAACCATCAAAATCAGGGATGGCGTTCTGGCAACCGATGTGGAAGTAATTGAGCAGGAAAAAAGTGAGATCAGGCAGACTTTAGTTTTGTTCAGCCGGGTAATTGAGGACTGGGATGCCACTGATGAAAAAGAGCAGAAACTGCCGATCACGCCGGAAAACATCAACCTGTTCGGTTTTGAAGACACTAGGTTTATTATCGAGAATTTAAAGTTTGTACAGGATTTTTTAGAGGAGAGCAAAACTCGTGGTTCGAAGTAGCCAAGTTTGTCCGGCTCGGCCATTTCAGCTATGAAGGCTTCCGGGCCTTTGTCTGTGTGGAGATGGGCTGGACCGAGCATGAGTACCAGAATCAGCGCTGGGATTTTATCAATGAAGTTGCCACTTTCATAATGGAGCGTAATAAAAAAATAAATGAGCGACAACAAGGAACTGCAAATCATATTAAAAGCTGTTGACAACGCCAGCTCGGAAATGAAAAAAGTGAGTGAGGCTTTAAACGGCATGTCAGAAGGTGTAAAAACTACATCCAGTTCTTTTGGTTCTATGGCCAAGGCGGTAGCGGTCGGTAATCTGGCTTATAACGCCATTGCCGGAACGATCAGCAGGGTGGCCAGTGGTATCGGCAGTCTGGTCAAAGAAAGCATCAGCCTGACCGGCCAGCTGGGGCAGTCAAAAGCGGTTATCTATAAACTGGGGGAAAATAACAACTGGAGCAAAAAGCAGATTGATAGTTTGGTGAAAAGCATCAGGGAAGAGAATAAGGACATGCTGACCGCAATTGAACTGACCAAAACCGCCATTATGACCAATATGAGTGAAAGTCAGGCTTTGGAAATCGTGGCCAGGGGTCGTGACGTAGCGGCCGCTTCGAATAAAAATTCCAATGAAGCGATTAAGTCCATGATGGAAGCGGTGGTTAAACTCCGGCCGGAACTGTTAAGCGAATACGGCATTCAGATGAATCTGGTCAAGGTTTATTCTGATGCGGCCACTCAGCTTGGGATTAAGACCAGCGAACTGACTTACGCGCAGAAATCGCAGGCAATGTATAATGCCATGATCGGCGAAGCCACCAGAATGGAAGGCTCATACAGCGAGGCCATGAACAGCTGGTACAAAATATCGAACTCAGTCAAAGACGGGATTGTAAGCCTCAAATTAATCCTTGGGGATATGCTCGATAATGCCATGAAACCGAGTATTGAGTATGTCTACCAGACAATTAAAAGTTTCCGTTCCTGGGCGTTCACCGAAGAAAACGAAATCAATCCACAGCTTAAAGCCACGGCCGATATTATCGGACAGGTGCTGATGGCGGCTTTTGAAGGATTAAAAACCGCTATCTCATTTGTGATTGATGTATCCGGCAAATTTGCGGATGCAGTCAGGGCAGGAATGGATATTATTGACCGTTATCAGGGTCTTTTAACCATATTCAGTTCATCCTGGGACAATGTGGCTTTGGTATTCCGGGAGAACCTGTTGCCGGAACTGCAGAAGCTTTGGGAAGCTTTGCAACCATTAATGCCGTTTCTGGAAACATTTGCGCAGATAATCGGCGTTATTTTACTGGGCGCTTTGATTGCGGTGACAAAAATTATTGAGGTCAGCTTAATTGCCCTGATTCAGACTTTGACCACTATTATTGAAGCGGCCAATTCAGGGATAGAGAAATTTAAGGGAATCTGGGATGCGACCACTACTACGATATCAAAAGTCATTGACTGGATAGATAAGCTGATCAGCAGTATTCAGAGGCTGAATATCGTACAGGGCGCGAAGAATGCCATTGGCAATGCGCTGGGGTTTGGCGGGGGCCGGGCAGTCGGCGGATTTGTCAGTCCAACTAAGGCCTATGTTGTCGGTGAAGCCGGACCGGAATTGTTTGTGCCAGGCGCAAGCGGGAATATTATTCCTAATAACCGCTTAGGCGGTAAGAATACGGTAATTAATGTAAATATTTCAGGCAATACGATTATGGACCGCAAAGGAGCGGAGCGGATTGGCGATTTAATGATCAAGAAATTAAAAGCCAGCAATTTATTGGGTTAGATATATGAATATAATTGTTAAAATAAACGATGAAGAAAAAACCAATTTGGTTGACTGGGAAAGCTTCGGAATCGAGGACAATATCAACGATCAGCCCA